TCCGTCACTTCCATGATTAACTTAACTTCCTTTCTTGTTTTTACCTGATGGTATTCGGGTGTAATGCTTTGAACGAAATCGGAATTGTCATCCTTGATAATCCCCTCGATAGTCAGGCAATCAAGGGCGTACTTCATTCCGATAATCAAATTGTCAGGATCGATCTTCTGGCCACACCAGTAGGCAATATACTTGACGTTCACCTTCTCCATTGGCTCAGGATTCTGTTCTCTTAAACGCAGTATCGTTGCGTCCTGGAACTGATTCTTTACCCCGCTCTTCTGCTGCCATCGCGTGCTGGAATTTCCCCGCAGTTCTTTTGGTGGCATGTATGGATATTCAATTCTTAGCGTGGTTGGTTTGGGGTCCTCGGTTATTTCTGGTGGCATAAGCATTCACATTCCTTTAGCCCGCATGATTTGTGGTATCCGTATATGCAAATTAGTGATGTCATTTATCTCCATCCAAATAACTCGCCCGTGTGTGATGATTCCATAAGGGTCGTTATATGACCGATTTCACATTTCATTTTGATCTCGTAATGGAATCCATTGTTGTTATTTCTTCTCAGTCTCTGGCCTTGCTCAGTTAGTTCAAGGCATTCGGGACAGTGAACTCGGTATTTCATAACCCTGTTCGGCTCCCCTTCTCTACCATTTTTAATCCCGATGGTAAGAGGTGTTCTCTTGTCGCGTCTAATGGTCCCCTTGTACCTGACCTGTAGCTTGTATGGACGTTTGGAAAGCCTTCCGAGTGGTAGGTATTTCCGCCAGCCGCACATTGTACATTTAAGCTCCGCCTCGTCAGCGAATAAGAGTCTTTTGCCACTACAGTTCTCACATATGATTGGGTCATTACTCATCTGTTCCTCAGTTCCCAGTATTGACCTTGTCTTGAGACGTCATTTTTCTTTTCCATTCTTCCAAGGGTCTTGTAAATAGAATCCCTTATCTCACCCAGATCCTGTGCTATCTCAGTTGTTGTCTGCTTCCCCTTGATTCTTAGATGGTTCCAAATCCTATCCCTGATGTTGTCTTTTTCGTCCTGAAGCTCAGGAAATTCCTCTTCCGTTGCACGTCTTGCAGAGTTGAGACCCATAGAATCAAAGCCGAGTGCGATAACTGATGGTTTGGATGGTGGAAGATCGTTCTGGCCTGTGACGGACAGCTTCACTCCAAGCTCGTTCTTCTGTTCGTTGTGGGATGCTTCGACATCGACCATTACATCGCACGCTGCAAGGAATTGAACGCTTCCAAAGACATGTTCATTACTCCATGCCCTGTGAGCTACCCCAACCCATGAACGGTCGCTCTCTTCGACCAGGTTATTGAGTGCATCGGTGATCTTTACCGCAGGCCTGTCGTCCACGAGACTTCCCATCCCTGCCCTCGATATTGAATCAACGATGATGAGCTTGATATCTTCCTTCTCGATCTGGTATTTGATCGAATCCATGATGTCGATAAGAGGAGTTCCCCTCACGTTCATGAACCTTAGCGGTCTCATCGGATCGAGGCCGAGAGCCGTGTTAACACCGGCAAGTCTCTTGACCATCGATGAGGCACTTCGTTCTAAGTTTATATACAGGACGTTCCCCTGCTCTACCTTCCAAATCTGGGAGATCCCTGCGTCAACTGATACCGCAATGATCATGCAGACAAAAGACTTTGCCTGTTTGGGTAGTGCATTGAATATAGTTCCGCCACCTTTTATGACAAGGCCCTCAACAAACTGGACTGTCTCAATAAAAGGATTACCCGCGACCAACTCAATGACCACACTTTCCATTATCTTTTTTTTGTATGCCGATTTGGTGAAATGATCTAAGTCTGTTTCCAGTTTGGCTCGATCATAGTAATCAGATATGTCCAAAAGGGCAGGGTTCTTTGCAATCTTTCCTGCAAACCCACCTCGTCTTGGGCCATTTTCAAATCCAAAATTATCTCTCGTAATATATTCTTTATTGAGATAAATCTCGACTCGTCCATGTTCGCCAGTCTGAACAGCATTGTTCTTCATTTCCAGGGTATCCATAGGAGTAATAAAGTCGATGTAATAATCCATGTTATCTCCGAGGATATAGCGTCTTGCGACTATCAACTTCTCTCCCTCGGAGCTTATTGTCTTTAATGTCATCATACTGTTGTTATGGTTCTCAGGGTCTGAGTAGTCAAAGGCCTGATCTATCTTCTTAAATTTGTCTGCCACTAGTTTCATCCTGATTTCTGATGCCCATACGGAGTGCTGCATACTTTGCAAATATCCATGTGGATTCTTCCTGTTCAAGTTCGAGTTGTTTATTCAGCGACCTGATTCGTTTCCTGAGAAACAGTACAAGTTGCTCACAATTTGTATGATCCTCGATTACCATATCGACGGCCCTTTCCTGGAAACTGGGCCGTCGGTTATCTTCATTCTAATTGCTCTACCCCTCATCATTCCGAGTACAAAGACCAGTCGTTTAATTAAGTCAGGTTCCATGTTGTTGCACCTCTACGCTTGGTATTAAGAAAACGAGTTCGACTTATTCTTGGTGATGTATTCGGAAGCCTCTGCCTTGGTGATCCCCTCGGTGGAGCCTTCGTAACCAAGTTTTATCATGTAGTCAACTTGCTTTTGAGATGCCTCATTACTACCACTTGAGTTAAATGGCTGATCTGGAGCAGGCTTATTTTCCTTACTCTGCTTCATATCTATCAAGCCTTGTGCCGATTCCATCTCTTCTCTACTGGGGAATGTTCTATTCTTCTTTCCCTTTTCTCCAATCAGGTTAAAGTTTGCGATGGCCCTTCCAACACTTGAAGTTTCACAATTTTCCGTATACTTATCGATGCGACCACCAGGAAATTCTCTTGCGAGTCCTGTTGCAAGTGGTGCGTTCATTACCTGTTCTTCGGCATTCTTCCAGAGGTATGCCTTGATGGTTACCCCTGTACTATCTTCACTTATGATTTCGGTAGTGATACGACCGTCTGGAAACTGTTCATAGAACAAAGGTATTCGGTCTTTTACCTCATCGTAATTTTCTAAATTGAAAGCCATTTTACTTCTCCCTTTTGTCCCTTATTGTTCGATCAAAATTTATTTCACGGTCAGCATAACTACTGTGTATCTTTCCATCGTAGATCTTGTTCGGATCTTGCAATCGTCGTGCGTGAAGATGACATAACCGGCTACCCTTTATTTGATAACGTGCCTCACGGTCACAGAGAAATGCTCCTGATTCTATTTCGGGACATTGCAATTGTTCACACATTTTTTTCTCCTTCAGAGATTAAAATTTCTGCCGGTGTTGCGCCATGTGAATCATTGTAATGATTGCGGAGAGCCTCATCACCGAGGTTATCGATATGTTCCTGGCCACCGTGATCACCAAGTGTCTCAATAGCGTATTCACGGTAGCTCTCAGCCCATCTTATGAAGTGTTCGCTGCTCATATTGCCACCTCTTCAAAGCGCCACAACAGACGCTTTGCATCTCGGTATCAGGCCCACCATGAGTCCAGACTGCATCTGGAAACTTCTTGGATAACCTTTCCTTTTCTATTTCTGGCAAGGCGTAAAACACCACTGTCGCCAGTTCATTTAAATATTCCATCGTCACATTGCACCTCTCTTTTATTGACTATTAAACTCGATGCCATTTATCGGGACAATCTTTTTCGCTGGCTTCCCACTTACCTCTGATGTATTCCTCAAGCTGAGGCAGCGGAATCAAGATCTGATTACCAAAATGATCATGAGGAAACTTCAGTATATCTGGATGGTCTGGGTTATCTCCCAGTTTTATCCGCTTACTTAAAGCCCTTCGATCCATCTCTATATACTTTGCAGCATCCTGAATGCTTAGGGTTTTAATTTCTTTGGGTTCGCTGGGTTCACTCAATTATTGCCTCTCTTTTTTTAGTAGCTCCAAATCCTTTGTTGGCCCCAACCCAACGACCGCTACATTGTTTGGAGCAAAAGTTTAGACTGGGGTTTTTACTATGTTTCTTATTTTGTTTATAGCTAGATATCTCTTCGGGAGTGGATTTAATAGTTTCTTTTCCGCAAGCAGAACAGAGAAAGACTATAGGTTTTGCTTTTTTACACTCGCGACACATACCAGAACCGCTCTCGTATGCCTTTTTATTTTGGTACTTATCTTTTCCACACTCTATGCAGTACGATCGAAAGCGACCCCCATACTGAATCCTTTCGATAGGTTCTATAGTACCGTGAAGTTTTGCTTCCGCGTTAATCCGAACAATTATCTGTCTGGCACGCTCTTTCGTCAGACCAATGGCATCACCTATAATCTGCAAGGTTGCGGAAGGGTTTTTATCTACTATCTGTTTGATAGCTAGATAGTTTTTCGCTGTTTCTTTGCCTAAAGCCATATGCCATCCAGTTCCTTATTGTTATGAACACAATGTTTTGTGGTGGGTAGAGTAGGATTCGAACCTACGAACTCAATCAAGAGACCAGTTTTACAAACTGGGGCTTTTAACCACTCAGCCATCTACCCATCTATATTTTTATGAACACAACAAGTATGACACCATTGTACACAGTTGTCAAGCAAACTAGGATACTTATGTCGTATTGTACTGAGGTGTACTTTATTTTTTCCACTCTGACTTTGTAGCCACCTCATCAAATGCCGATCTCTCACCTCGTATAATTTCACGCTCGGCCTCAGTCCAGGAGTCTGATTCCATCTTGTCATCGATCAGCTTTTCCGCGTTCTTTCGGGACTTGATGAGCTTACCTACCATGACGGCATCGTATCCGCCTCTCTGGGGACGCTCGAGGTTATCAAGAGCAGACTTTTTTATATGCCAAGCCCCACCTTTTTTCTTTCCCATGAGGACGCCAGCTTCAATGTATCTATCCACCTGGCGCCGACTCAATTTGAGATACTCGGCAGCCTGTAGTGCGTTAAAAATTTGTTCTGCCATTATGCCCCTTTATCTTTGAAACTTATTTTGTATCGTCG